TAGTGCGCAGAGGCGCCGCTTTTGGCAGTTTTTCAGACCCTATGAATTGTTGTTTATTGATTGAAAACGTCAATGGCTCGTGACCCGTTCGCTCAAGGTGTGGTGCGTATCGCCAGCAAGGCGCAGTGTGCCGAGTTTTTCGACGTTTCGTTGCCGACCATCGAGGCCTGGGTGCGCAAGGGCATGCCGGTGGTGCAGGCCGGGTCCAAGGGTATCGCTTGGGAAATCGACTTGCTGGAGGCGTGCAAGTGGCGGTTTGCCGGCCAGGCATCGGGTGGGGATGTGGACCCGGACTCCCTTGACCCTGTGCAGCGCCGCGCCTGGTACGAGGGCGAGGTTAAGAAACGCGATCTGCAGGTGAAGGACCGCGAGCTGATCCCGGCGGCAGAGGTTGAGCGGGTGATTGCCACGGCGTTTGCCGCCATCGCGTCCGACATTCGGGCTATTCCGGACAACTTGGAACGCCGGCATGGCATTGAAAGCAGCGTGGCCGAGCAGGTGGAAGAAGCCTTGCACGAAGCCATGGACGCCATGGCCGACCGCCTTTCAAAGATGGCGCCGGTTGAGGCTGGGGAAGCGGAGGCTGTGGAATGACCGCCTTTGCATCTGCCGCCCCCATCATCCGAAGCGCTGCCAAGGCGTTCCGACCGCCTAAGCGCGTGAGCGTGTCGGACGGCGCGATTGATTCCCTGATGATCCGCCAGCCTGGCGGCTACTCGGGGCCGTGGTCGCCAAGCGAAACCCCCTACATGGTCGAACCCATGGACATGCTGGCCAGCCGTCGGCATGAGGCGGTGTGCTTCGTCGGGCCGGCGCGTACCGGCAAGACGCTGGGTTTGCTGGATGGCTGGTTTTCCCGCAACGTCACTTGTGACCCGGGCGACATGCTGATTGTCCAGATGAGCCAGGAAAAGGCCCGCGAGTTCAGCAAGACCCGGATTGATCGCGCCATCAGGAACAGCCCGAAGCTGTCAGAGCTGATGAGCCTGCGCGGCCACGACGACAACACGCACGACAAGCTGTTTCGCCACGGCATGTGGGTCAAGATCGGTTGGCCGTCTGCCACCCAGCTTGCGTCAACCGATTACCGGTATGTCGCCTTGACCGATTACGACCGGATGCCGGACAACATCGACGGCGAAGGGTCGGCCTACGCGCTGGGGCTCAAGCGCACGCAAACCTTCCTCTCGCGCGGCATGTGCATGGTGGAGTCCAGCCCGGGCCGTGATTTCATGGACCCGCACTGGAAGCCGCAGACCCCGCACGAAGCGCCGCCGGCCACCGGCGTCATCGGCATCTACAACCGCAGCGACCGCCGCCGCTGGTACTGGCAGTGCCCAGACTGCCGCGACTTCTTCGAAGCGAAACCCGGCATTGAACTGTTTTCGACCCTGCCGCCTGAAACGCAGCTGCTGGAAGAAGTCCGAAGCGCGAACCTGTCCAGCCTGGCCGACAAGCATGCGCGTGTGGTGTGCCCGCACTGCGGCAGCCAGATCGAGCAGCGACACAAGCCACACCTGAACAACATCAACACCGCCCTGTGGCTGGCAGATGGTCAGACTGTGACGCCAGAGCGCGAGGTAATTGGCGAGGCGCCGCGCTCGAGCATCGCCGGGTACTGGCTGGGGGGCGTGGCCGCTGCCTACCAAAAGTGGGACAGCATCGTCCTGCGCTACCTGCAGGGTCTGCGCGAGTACGCCCTGAGCGGGTCCGATCTGACCTTGAAGGCCACGATCAACACCGACCAAGGCGCCCCGTACATCCCCCGCCACCTGCTGGCCGACAAAGAAGCCAGCATCGAAGACCGCGCCGAAGAACTGCCGCGCTACTTCGTGCCCGATGCCGCCCGATTTCTGGTGGCGACAGCGGACGTGCAGGGCGGCACCAATGGCCGGTTTGTGTGCGAGGTGCGGGCGTTTGGCGAGCATCTGGAATCGTGGCTGGTGGATCGCTTCTCCATCAGCACGACCGAGCGCAACGGCATCGCCGCCCAGGTTGATCCAGCCGGATACCCCGAGGACTGGGACTTGCTCACCGCCAAGCTGGTCATGGCCACTTACCGCACCGGAAGCGGGAAAGAGCTGCGCGTGTTGCGCACAGCGGTGGACACCGGGGGCGAGAAGGGCACCACGCCAAACGCATACGCCTGGTTCCGCCGCCTGCGCAAGCAAGGGCTGTCCAGCCGCGTGATGCTGGTGAAGGGTGCCGACCGGTCGAAAGATGAAAAGCCCATCGTCAAGGGGACGGCCCGATCCAACGAGGGCAAGCCCATGCACGACATGCCGATCTGGCTGGTCAGCACCGACTACTTCAAAGACCTGATCGCCGGATCGCTTCGCCGCAAGTTCCCCGGCCCGGGCTTCTTCCATGTGCCGAAGTGGCTCCCGCAAACCTACTTTGACGAGTTGCGGGCCGAGGTCAAGAACGCCAAGGGCAAGTGGATCAAGGTCCGCGCTCGAAACGAGGCGCTTGACTTGTGGGTGTACGCCCTGGCCGTGTGCGAGGCGCTGGGCTTCGGACCCAAAGGGCGCCTGAGTTGGGACAACCCGCCGCCATGGGCTCGCCGCCTGGATGCCGACAACACCGAATTGATTTCAAGCGAGGAACGCCGTGCAGAACAACGAGCCCACCGACCACAACCAGCAGCAACACACCATGACGATGACTGGAACTTTGACCGCCGCAACTGAAGAAGAGGCCACGCTGCAGCACGATCTGCTGTGCATCCTCATGCGCTTTCACCGGCAGCAAGGGCTGAAGTCGCTGCGGTTCGATGCGACGGCGGACGAGCTGAAGGCCGACGCGGCGCGGCTGTCTGTTGAGCTGGGAGCGGCCATCGGCGGGCGCTACCTGCCCAAGCAGTCGATCACCGAGCAGCAGCGGCGCGAGCGTGACCGGGCGGTGTACGCGGCATTCAATGGACGCAACCGCGCCGAAGTGATGCGCCAGTTCGGTATCAGCCGCGCGCTTTTCTACAACATCCTGGCCCGGATGCAGAAAGTCCAGCGTTTTTAAGACGCTAGACACCCTGATCGGCACATTGCAGGCTCAAAGGAGCTTGCATGTCCAAGTGGTACGAAATCAAGGCAGCAGCCAGGGCCGAAGACAAACCGGCATCGGCTGAGGTCTACATCTACGGGAACATCGGCGACCGTTGGGACGAAAACGGCGTCGTAGCTGCCGACTTCGTGCGCGAAGTGGCCGCCCTGGATGTGGAAGCCATCACGCTGCGCATCAACAGCTACGGTGGCAGCGTCCCCGATGGCCTGGCCATCTACAACGCCCTGAAGCGCCACAAGGCCACGGTGGCCGTGCATGTGGACGGTGTTGCGATTTCCTGCGCTGGCTACATCGCCATGGCCGGCGACACCGTGACGATGGCCAAAAACAGCCAGCTCATGATCCACGCGCCCTGGGGCTTTGCCATCGGCAACGCCACCGAGCTGCGCGAGCAGGCCGATGTGATGGACCGCTACGCCAAGGCCATGGCCAGCGCATACGCAGACAAGTCCGGCAAGTCCTACGAGGACGCCCTGGCCCTGCTGACCGATGGCAAAGACCACTGGTATCTGGCCGACGAGGCCCTGGCCGAAGGCTTCGCCGATGTGGTGGGCGAGGCCAGCGACGCGCAAGCCAGCCTCGCCAAGAGCTTCGACCTCTCCCGATTCAAGCCTGCCGCATCGGCGGGCAACCCCGTTTCTCAACCGGCAGCAGCCGCTGTCACTTCTAAGGAGGCACCTATGCCTGACACCCCGAACGCGGCGGCTCCTACCGCTGCACCTTTCACCCGCACCAAGGCCGACAACGACCAAGTGCTGGCGATGTTCAAACCCTTCCTGGCCCGCGATGGCGTGCAGGCTCTGCAGACCGATGTGCTGGCCGACCCCGCACTGACCGTCGAGCAGATTCAGGCCCGCCTGCTGACCGAAGTCGGCAAGAACGCCAGCCCGGCCAACCCGCAGAACGCCGGCCCGCGCGTGGAAACCGTGGAAGACGAAGGCGACAAGCGCCGCGAAGCCATCGTGTCCGCGCTGATGGTCCGCGCTGGCACTGAGACCGATGCCAAGGTGCGCGCCTCGATGGGTGCCAACCCGTTCCGTGGCGCCAAGCTGCTGGACGTGGCCCGCGCCAGCCTGGAGCATGCCGGCGTCAAGGTGTCCGGCATGAGCCAACTGGAAATCGTGGCCGCTGCCTTCACGCAGTCCACCAGCGATTTCCCGGTGCTGCTGGAAAACACCATGCACAAGTCGCTGCAGACGGCCTACGCCCGCGCTGCGCTGACTTGGAATCGCTTCTGCGCCACTGGCTCGGTGAGCGACTTCCGCGCCCACAACCGCTACCGCGTCGGCAGCTTCGGCAGCCTGGACGCCAAGAACGAGTTGGGCGAGTTCGTGAACAAGTCCATCCCCGATGGCGAGAAGTCCAGCATCACCGCCGGCACCAAGGGCAACATCATCAACCTGTCGCGTGAAGCCATCATCAACGATGACCTGGGCGCGTTCGTTGGTCTGGCTGCAAGCCTGGGCCGCGCCGCCGCTCGCACGGTGGAGGTGGATGTGTACGCCCTGCTGGCGCTCAACAGCGGCAACGGCCCCACCATGGCAGATGGCAAAGCCCTGTTCCACGCTGACCACGGCAACCTGACCACCAGCGCCGCCATCTCCATGGCCGCGATTGATCTGGACCGTGTGGCCATGGCCTCGCAGAAGGACGTGAGCGGCAACGACTACCTGGACCTGCGCCCCGCTGTCCTGCTGGTCCCCATCGGCCTGGGCGGCACGGCTCGCACCATCAACGATGCGCAGTACGACCCCGACACCGCCAACAAGCTGCAGAAGCCCAACATGGTTCGCGGCCTGTTCCGCGACGTGGTGGACACCCCGCGCCTGACCGGAAACCGCCGCTACCTGTTCGCCGATCCGTCCGAAGCGCCCGTGCTGGAGGTCGCCTTCCTCGACGGCGTGCAAGAGCCGTTCCTTGAGCAGCAAGACGGCTTCGACGTGGACGGCAGCCGCTGGAAGGTGCGCCTCGACTACGGCATCGCCGCCATCGACTATCGCGGCGCGGTGAGCAACGCCGGCGGCTAAGACACAGCAGGCCCCTTCGGGGGCTTGCGTTCAAACGATCACCCCAACTTTTTAGGAGCCTGAAATGGCAAAGAACTACAAGCAAGAGGGCGACACGCTGATGCTCGCCCCAGGTGCCAACGTGGCATCCGGCACCGGCTACCTGTTCGGTACGGCGTTGTTCGGCATCGCGCTGAAGGACGTTTCCAGCGGTGTGGAAGGCCCATTCGCCACTGAGGGCGTGTGGGAACTGCCCAAGACCTCGGCACTGGCCATCAGCGTGGGCGACCGTGTGTATTGGGACGCCACCAACAAGGTCGTCAACAAGACCACCAGCGGCCAAGAGTGCATCGGCGTGGCCGTGTCTGGCGCCTCCAACCCCAGCGCCACGGTGCTGGTGAAGTTGGGCGTGTCGGTCATCGAAGGCACCTGAGCATCATGACCCTGGCCGCGCTCAGTGCTGGCACCAACGTGGTGTATCGCACCTTCGGCGTTCCTGCGGGCTACACGCCCAAAGGCTCCGAAGTGGTGACGCCCTGCACGGTGCTGGTGGAGCGCGACCTGTCCCGCTTTGGCGAGGTCGCCCAGGTCAACGCCCGCACGGCCATCGTGTGTGTGCGCAAGTCTGAAGTGGCAGCGGCTCCGCTGCGTGGCGACACCTTCGCCCTGAACGGCGGGGCTGAAACCCTCAAGGTGGACAGCCTGCAGGCCTCCGACGAGTTTGAACACCGGGTGTATGCAACATGAGCGCCACCTTCAATGTTCGCCTTGACGAAGCCAAGTTGGCCGAAGCTAAGGAGCTTTTCGAGTTCATAGGCGGCAACAGTGACGAGGCATTGCGGATCGCAATCAACAAGGCCGGATCAAAAGTTCGAACGCTTGCGCGCCGTGGAATCAGGTCGCAGCTGCGTTTGAGTGTTGCCTATGTCAATGAGCGTTTGATTTTCAAACGGGCGACGCGGCGACGTTTAGAGGGTGCATTGACCACGCCGAGCCGTGGCCTGCGATTGGTCAAGTTCAGTTCAGACCCCACCCTGTCCTCGGACGCAAGCTGGTTTAAACCGCCTGCTGAATGGGTCTACCGGCCCGGCTCTTTTGCGCCAATTTTCCATGTGCAGATCAAGCCAAACGGAGCAACGGAACGGGTCAAGGGGCGCCCTGGAATGAGCAAGCCGTTTTTGATTGTGGGCAAGTCGAGCCGTGCGCTTTTGCTTGTTCAAAGAGACTCTCGCGACAAATTGCACGCGCTTTACGGCCCTTCCTTGTCGCAGGTATTCAACTCCGTCCGCGACGACGTGCTTCCAGCGGCAAGCGAAGAACTGACGGCGCAAATGTTTGAAGCCATCCGCTCTTTGACGCGGAAACAACTCCCGATGGAGGTCTGAAAAATGGCCACCATGCCGCCGGTCAGCATCCGCGAGAAATTGCTCATAGCTGTCACTTCTGCAGTGAATGGCGCATATGGGATTCCTTCGCCAGAAGACGAGCGACAGCTACCAGTCACCATCGTTCAGGACGGCAGCGACGAGGCAGTGGCTCGTTACGACACAACGGAGCTGACGACGACCATCGCGATTGGGCGCGTCGAGCTGTCCGTCAGCGACGACCCGGCGGCCATGCGCGCCCAGGCAAACGAAATGTTGGCGCAGATCGTGGCCGACATGCACGCCGACGAAACCTTTGGCGGCCTGGCCTACGGCGTGGATTACGCAGGCGGCGGCATTCAGGCCGAACAGGGCAAGTTTGTTTTTGCAGAGGCCTCGTTCGGCGTTCGCTGGCACCACTTGCGCGGCGACCCCTACAGCCAGACACCCACCGAATAACCCGATTTTTCACAGGAGCAAACCATGGGCGCACCCATCATCCGTTACGAGGCCGGCCAGACGGCCAAACCTTTCGAGGCCATGACCGACAGCGGCGACGCCAAGGTTTTCGAGGCCAGCTTTTCCCCCGTGTCCAACGCTGCCGGCTTTGAGCCCGTCGTGGCACCCTACGGCCTGCTGACCGGCGGCGCCATCACCCCGCACACCGACAACGACAAGGTGACGGTGGCAGCCCTGACCGCATCCATGGCCGGCGTGTCTGGTGCCGATGCCGATGGCGTCATCAGCGTGGCCTCTGGCTCGTTGACCATCACGCGCGGCCTGACCACCGACACCCACTGCATCACCTCGATCACCGTTGACAGCTCGGGCGCTCTGGCTGCTGTGGCTGGCACCGATGGCACGGCCTTCACCGAAACGCGCGGCGCCGCAGGTGGCCCCCCGCTGATCCCGGTCGGCTCCATCGAAATCGGCCAGGTTCGCACCACCAGCGTGACCGCTGCCGCTGTGACTACCGGCGAAATCCTCGCAGTTCCCGGCACCCATGTGGAGCGCGCGGACTACCCGGTCTACAGCCTGAACTTCGCGACCGGTGAAATCACCTTTGCCGAGGCCTTGCCGAAGATTCACACGGGTGGGGTTGCCAAGAAGGTCTACATCAAGGGCGCGACGCCGCTGTTTGCCCCCATCCCGCAGACCAGCGATTGGGTGCCTGCTGAAAGCACCTACTCGATCACCTCGACCGACACCTACGATGGTCCGGTGGGCTCGGCCAGTGCATCGCTGGGCCAGGCTTCGTTCAATGCCATCCTGAAGGACGGCATCACCGACAGCTTCATGGCGCAGAAGGGCAAGAACCTGTGGTTTGAGTTCCGCCCCGACCGTGACAAGACCGTGCCGAAGCAACTCACCCAGGGCATCTTCGGCGTGAGCCGCACGTTCCCGGCTGGTGGTGGTTCGTTCACCGCAGCCTGCACCGTAACGCCTTCGGTCGAATCGCTGGACGTGAAAGCGTAAGGCCAGGCCATGGATTTGCAGAAGTTCCTGGCCACCTCGTTTGCCCACCGGCAGGCTGAGGTGCCCATCGCCGAAGACGCGCTGGCGCAAACCCTCTTTGACGAGGGCGAGCCCCGCGTCTGGGTGGTGCGCGGCCTCAGTGCTGCCGAAATGGGCCGCGTTAACGAGGCAGCCGAGGGCAACCTCGACAACGTGCGCGCGATGGTGGCGGCCATGGCCGGCGAGGGCGACAAGGCAACGGCGATCCGTAAGGCCCTGGGCCTCAGCACCGAGGACGTGCCGCGCGATGTGTCGCGCCGCATCGAGATGCTGGCCCAAGGCTCCGTGTCGCCTCTGCTGGGCACTGAAAACCGTGACGTGGCGGTCAAGCTGGCCGAGAACTTCGCCACGGTGTTCTACAGCCTGACGAATCACATCATCAACCTGACGGGGCAGGGCGCAGTGGTGGGAAAGCCGCAGCGCTCTGGGCAGACCCCAGCGTAAGGGCTGCGGTTTTTCTTTGCTCAGAGCGCGGGCGGTTTCTGTTTGAGGCGAGGCCCGACCTGTTCCCTCAGGGCTATTTGACAGATACCGAGGCCTCTGTGTGGGCCATGTTCTACGAAGAACGGCAGCGAAAGAAATAAATGGCCGACGCGCAAAAAGTCATTGAGCTGATCTTCCAGGGCGTGGACAAGACCGGCGCGGCCACGCAGTCGGCACTCGAAAACGCCCAGAAGTTCAGCGGCTCCATCAGGGACATCACGGAGCCCATCGCCAACTTCACGATGGGTGCGCTCAAGCTGGAGGCGGGCTTGCTGACGGCGGGCGCCGCCATCGTGGCCTTCAGCGTCAAGAGCGCGTCCGACTTCGATTCGGCCTTCCGCCAGATCAGCACCATCATCGACGCGTCGGACGAAGACCTGGCCAAGTTCCGCCAGTCCATCCTCGATTACGCCAGCACCAGCACCCAGCCGCTGGAGCAGATCACCAACGCGCTTGGCAACGCCATCGGCTCCGGTGTGGACTATGCCGAGTCGCTGGGCCTGCTGGCCACCGCTGAAAAGCTGGCCGTGGCTACCCGCTCCGACTTGGACGGCACCACTAAGGTTCTGGTGTCCACGCTCAACAGCTACGGCATGAGCATCACGGACGCCAGCAAGGTGTCCGATCTGTTCTTCAAGATCATCGACGAAGGCGATATCGGCATGGCCGACCTGGCGAACAGCTTCGCCAAAGTCGCCCCGGTGGCCAAGATTTCCGGCGTGTCGCTTGAGGAAGTCGGCGCGGCCATCGCCACCCTGACCGCATCGGGCATCAAGCCCGCAGAGTCCATCGAGTACCTGCGCGGCGCGATCAGCAACATCCTCAGCCCATCCAAGGCGGGGGCAGACCTGGCCGCAGAGCTGGGCATCCAGTTCAACGCCGCCGGCCTGAAGGCGAATGGCTTGGCCGGCCTGCTGCAACAGGTCTCGGAGAAGACCGCCGGCAGCGCCGACCAGATGAAAATTCTGTTCGGGGACATTGGCGGCTTCACCGCCGCTGCCACACTGGCCGGCCCTCAGGCCGAGAAGTTTCGCGAAACGCTGCAGGCCATGGGCAACGTGGCCGGCGCCACGGACGAGGCATTCAAGAAGATCACCGGCAGCCTTGACGTTGCCGGCGCCAAGATCGCAAGTGCGTTCAACTCCCTGACCGTCGCCATCGGGCAACCGCTGCTGAACGAGTTCGGCGGCATCGCTGAAGCCATTGCCGCCATCTTCCAGGCGCTGGGCGCGAGCGCCAAGGACGGCGCCCTGGGTGAGTTGGTCAAGTACATCGAGAGCAACCTGCAGGGCCTGCAGCGCACGATTGAAACCGTCGCCAAGAACCTGCCGGCGGCTCTGGCTCAGGCCGATTTCAGCGGATTCCAGCGCGGCATCGATTCGGTCGTGAACGCGGTCAAACTGCTGTTCAGCAACATCGACCTGACCACGGTGGATGGCTTGGCCCGCGCCATCGAGGTGGCCGGCGCTGCCTTCCTGGGCTTGTCCAAGTTCGCGGCCGGCGTCATCGAATCGTTCAAGCCGCTGTTTGATCTGCTGGTGGATGTGGGGAGCAAGGCGACCGACCTGAATCCCGATGTGCTGCAGTTGGCGGGGAACTTCTCCGGCTTTGCCACGCAGATCAACATCCTGGCCGGCGGCCTGGCGGGCCTGATGCCGTGGCTTGAAACGCTGGTGGGCTTGATGGTGGCCCGCCAAGGCCTGAGCCTGTTGGGCGGCATCCAGGCCGTGGTGGCCGCTGCACCTGCCCTGTCTGCCGCGCTGGGCCCGGCTGCGCTGGGCGCCTCTGCGCTGTATGCCGGCGATCAGATGGTGCGCCTGGCGACGGCCATGCTGGCACTGCGTGAGGCAAACCAGAACCTTGCCAGGGCACAGGAAGACACCAACGAAATCACCAAGGTGGCCGGCGATGTGCTGGCCGACTTCGCTCGCAATACCGGGTTTGCGGTCAAGTCCATCGAAGAAGCCGAGGCGCTGATTGCCAACGGAGATGTGGCGTGGGACGAAGCCACGCAGCGCTATGTGGAGGCCAGCCAAGCGTTGCGCAAGGTCGGCGAGGCTGCGGAAAGCACCATCAACCCGTTTGAGGCCGCGAACCAAGCCAAGCTACGCGACGCCGCATCCAGCAAGGAAGCTGCCCTCGCAAACGCCCAGCTCAACTATGAGCAGTACAACCTGCTGCGCCAGGGTGAGAAGGTCGTCCCGATCATCGACAACCTGACGGGGAAGATCTTCGGGTACGAAAAGGCGTCCACCACGGCAGCCAGCGCCACGGACAAGACGGCGACGGCCATGGAGAAGCAGGCCGTCGAGGCAGAGAAAGCCCGCAAGGAAGCCGCTCAGCTGGCCCTTGAGTTGGAGAAGCTGGCCAGCAACGAGCGCGTCAAGTACATCGAATACAAGGCCAAACTTGATGTGGCCCAGATCGAGGCCGACACGAAGAAATTTCAGGCCATCTTCACATCGATCGACAACACCGTCACCGCGACCAGCAAGAACATTGGCGACCTGTTCAAGACATTCTCCGAAGGCGCCAACACTCTGACGTTCAGCCAGCTGCAGAAGATCGAGGAACAGATCGCCAAGGAAAACCAGACCCGCGACAGTCAGTTGGAGATGCAGAAGGAACTGACCAAGGCGCAGATCGAGGAAATCCGGGCGCGCACTGAGCAACTGCGCAAGGGTGACGCACTCATCAAGGTGGAGGGCGACGGCCTGCAGCCCCACCTTGAGGCCTTCATGTGGGAAATCCTGCAAGCCATTCAGGTCAAGGTCAACTCGGACGGCCTGGAAATGCTGCTGGGCGGAACGGTGGCAAAAGCATGAAACACACACCAGTTCACCTCGCTGCCACCACGTTTGATCCGGCGGGCGCTGTCTCCCTGATCGTTCGGCCTGCTGACACGGACTTTGGCGAAACCCGGCGCCGGGTCAGCCGCATCGCCACGCTCGACCTGGGCGCGGCGGTGAATGACTTTGGGGCCAGTTACGCGGATCAGACCATCACCCTGGTGTGGACGCCCAAGGACCCGGCGCTGGAGGCTGCTGTGGCCCGCCTGGTGCGGGTGTATTCGCGGCTGTGGCACAGCAACGCGGACGGCTGCTTTCTGGTGGTGCCCGAGAGCTACCAGCCGCGCAGCAACCGCTCCACCCTGGTTCTACTTGTTCTGGAGAAGCTGGCATGACCGTGCCGACCGATATTGAGTGGGCAGTTTCTGCCAAGGTGAACGCCCACACCGCCATCCTTGCCCAGATCGACGGCGGGCGGGTTCGGGTGCGCAGTGCCATCGGCCAACAACTGTGCGTCTTCTACCTGAACAGCCCGGCGGGCGTCGTTGATCCACTGACCGGCACGATCACCCTGGACGGATCGGCCACCACCGTGAGCAACCCGGGCACGCCGGCCTACGGCGAGCTGTGCGAGGGCGACGGAACCGTGGTGGCGTCCATGCCGTGTGCCATCGGCAGCGCACCGGTTGCCAACCGCCTGACCGTCAACGCCAACACGCTGATCGTCAACACGCCGATCAACTTGCTCCCCTCCACGATTGGTTGACCATGGGAAAACAGCTTTACACCAACAACGCCAGCACCACGTTGGCCGCGAACGCCACCAGCGGCGCCACATCCTTGTCGCTTGGCTCTGGTGCGGCCTTCGCTTCCCCCACCGGCGGCGACTGGCAGATGGCGACCATCAGCGACCCCGCCACTGGCCTGATGGAAATCATCAAGATCACCGCGCGGTCATCCAACACCATCACCGTCACTCGAGCGCAAGAGGGAACAACCGCCCGCGCTTGGGCTAGCGGAACGCGCATTGAAGGGCGGATCACCAAGGGGATGCTGGAGCGGTTGGCGCAGGCCACGACCGACGACGCCAACGCGCTCGCAATCGGAAATTCTTCCGTTATCGGTGGGGTTGACTGCTTGGCATTGGGGGTTGGCGCCGAGGCAAGCGACCCAACGGACGAATACAGCGGGAACACAGCGGTGGGCGGTTACGCCTTGGCGAAAGGGTCAGAGGCCAGCGCATTTGGCGCCTACGCTGAGGCCCCGGGCGACGAAGGTGTTGCGGTGGGTGCCTACGCTGAAGCGAAGCTGACCGGAACTGTCGCGCTTGGATACAGCGCTGTTGCCACAGTTGAAAAAACGCTGGCTTTGGGTTCGATCCCTTGCATCCAACGAAGTTTTGCTGCGGCAACTGAAGATGCCCGATGGTTTGCCTCTGCGCCGACTTCGTTTGCGACGGTCTTTTGTGACCTTGGAAACGTTCCTTCATGGGCTGGATCGACGGCCTATGAAGAGGGCGATGTGGTGCGCCCGACCACGCCAAACGGCTATCAATACTTCATGTACGGCGTCAACTACGCGCCGGGAGGGTCGAACGTCTGGACAAGCTCTGCGAGTGAGCCAACATTTCCGGCGTCGATGTACGGCGATGTGATCGACATGACGGCGACGCCTGGCGCTATTGTTTGGGTCGCAATCGACCCATCCACCGGCATCGTGCTGAACTTTCCGGCCCGGTCCGTCTTCGTACCCGAAGAAATCCTGTTCGTGTGCCACAACCACGCCAACGTCAGCGCGGCGCCTTTCGTGTCCATTGGCACCGAAGCGAGCCCGACGCTGTTGGTGAACAACGAGCAGGCCACGCAGATCACCGGGGCCATGCAGGTGCACCGGTTCACGCTCGCCAACAAGGTGCTGACCGGTGGCATCCAGTTCAAGGTGGAAACCAAGGCGACAGGGACAAACAGCCAGTTTCACGGGCGGTTCCTTGTGCGCGGAACCTTCATGAACAGCCAGGAGTGAAACGGTGTCGATCAACAGCGCGGCCATCAACGACGCGGCGATCAATGCCGACAGCGGCACGTCTGCGCTCATGTCGCTGGCGTCGCCCCTGGGCGCCGTGCGGCTGCTGGCCTACAACGACTTCACCGGGGCCATTGGCGAGACTGTCACCCGCTACGTGGTCGATCTGGTCACGCCTGACGGTCTAGTGCGCATCCCGATTTCGAGCTGGCAGGCCACGCTGCAAACCGGATCATCCAACTACGTGCAGTGCGTCATTCCTGCCGTCACCCCGTTGGTGGAGGCGATCAGCGCCGCAACGGAGTTCGTGATTTCCCGTGTGGCCGACTTGCCCGACGATTCCGAGTTCGTCTACGAGATGGCCCGCGCTCCCAAGAGCGACGCGCGCTTTGACCGTGGACCGACGCGGCACACATGCACGCTGGCCGGCTACTCGACCGCCTTTGCTGCGCAGGAAGAGGCCGACGCCGTGACCGACCGGCCACTGACCAAGATTCGCAGCGTGTCCACCAACTCGGGGGGGTCGCGCATTCGGTGTGCCATCGATTGGCTGTTGCGTCCTGGCCGGCGCGCCTTGCTGGACGGCTCGCCCATCACGGCATCGTTCATCAACTACTACGTGAGCCAAAACGACTCATTCATGGATGTGGGCGAGAGGCTGGTTGTCTGATGGGGCGCGCCAAGATTCTTTCCAAGGTCGACAAGAGCAAATACAGCGTGGAGCTGATGCTCAACAACGAGCGCGTCGAACTGGCGATTCAGCAGAAGACCAAGAGCCTGGAGGAAGCAAAAGCCAACCTGAAGGAGTCCGAGGAAAAGCTGGAAAACCTCAAGCTGGAGGTGGACGAGTTGTGGATGTTGGTCGATGCGCTCATCAAGAAGTGGGAGGAAGATGAGCTAGACGACCCCGATCTGGACAAGATGCTGCTGCTGCACAACGCCAAGCGGGCCGAATATGGTTTGCCTGAGCTTGTGGGTGTGTCTGCTCTGCATTCCGCCGCGCAAGGGCATGCAACGTGGCTACGCCAGAACGAGGCCTATGGTCACACGGGCTTTGCAGGCTCGCAGCCCAGCAACCGGATTTCAGGCGCCGGATACAACTGGACGGTGTTCGGTGGCGGCTACGGTGAGAACGTGGTGGTGGGCGTTCCCGGGACGCAAGCGGCCTTCGATGCCTGGATGGCATCGCCTGGGCATGCCGCCAACATCAAGAACCCCAATTTCACCCACATCGGCCTGGGGTACTCGCAGGACACCAAGACAACGTACCGCTGGTACTGGTGCGTGACCTATGGCTACTTGGCAGAGGGGCAGCCGTTCACGCCGGCAGCACCAGGCGCCCCGGAAATCCTAGCGAACCCATCAGACACGCCGCCGCCCATTGAAGAAGCCCTGAAGAAGATGCGCACAGCCGCCACCAAGGTGGAGCTGGAGGAGGTCAAGCGCGACACCTTCAAGGAGCAGGTTGAGAACTTGGAGAAGTGGCTGCAGGACGCCCAGGCCATTCTGGACCGAGAGGTCAATAAGACGGTGTGGGTGTCGGACTACACGCAAACGCTGACCGCCGGCCAGGTGGTGGGCACCATCGAAATCCCGCAAGAGGGCATCGAAAACACCATCATCTACCCTGACCGCATCGAGGGGGCAGGGTGGGAGCTTGAGCGCGATGGATTCATGCAGTACCGCGATGCCCAATCGCCAGAACAGGTTTTCTACAACGCGGCGGTGCTGCCTGGGTGGCAGAAGTTCAAGCCCAAGTACCGCATCGGCGTCATCAACGCGCTGAACAAGGACGACGACACCGCCGACGTGACGCTGGTGGACGCGCGATCCAGTGCGCAGGGCCTCAACATCAACCGCTACACGGACCTACCCGGCATCCCCGTCAACTACATGACCTGCCACGCCAAGGCGTTTGAGGTAGGGGACCGCGTGGTGGTGCAGTTCGATGACGGGAAATGGAACACGGCCCGGGTGATCGGGTTTGAGGAAAATCCGCGCCCTTGCGTCATCTGGCCCGAGGTGCGGATTGTGCTGGACGCTTACTACAGCACGCCGACGCTCATCACCACTTGGGGCACCAGCTACCCCACCGTCACAAACGCCTACTGCCGGTACTGGTCGCGCGCTGCAGGCACCCGGACGTATGGCTCCTATGACCGCGACTACAAGTGGGGGTTTGTCCCAAAGACCACGCTACCAGACCCCACATCGTGGTCAATGCGGTGGCCGGACGTTGACGACCCGCCAGAGGGGCAGGCGTTCACCGACTTCAAGGTGACGGCCTGGCCGAACTACAACACCGCCCCCATCCACACCGAGAAGGTGACGGGCTCGGTGAGTTCCGCCATGGTCATCGAGGTTGACCCGGTGGAAGGCAACATCCCGGCCAAGGCTGAGACTGTCTATGACGTGCTGTTGACCATGCAACTGCCAACGGGCGGCACTGGCACATGGCGCAACCATGCGGTGTGGGGCTACGGGCGCGGCGTCGGTGGCATCGATCTGGACACCATCTACCCGCGATTCATTGACTGCACCCAGACGCTGGTTGCGCGTCAGGAATACATCGGCGATGGTGCGCCCACGCCAGGCGCAACCGGTGAGGATTTCGAGGTCGCAGCTTGTGACAACCCTTTCCTGGCCTATGTCGGCTTGGATGTGGACTCGGAATACAACTTCGCCACTACCGACGAAGTGACGCTGACGGACTGGCTGCGGCCAAAAGTTCCAGAGCACATCGAGGTGGAGCACACCGACCCGCTGACCCTGGAGAAGACGCTGCAGCAATACGACTTCTACCGGGCGCGCTTCTTGCGCGTGACGGGCGTGCCCAAAGGTCAGTTCCGTGTTGTCGCGGCCTACCGCCACCCCGACGAATTCGACACCGGCACCGAGGACGTGCCGGAGTGGACGACGACCTAGAAAAAGTCCAGCCGTTTTAAGACGGTGGACAGGCTGCGCGGCACCCTCGCCGCATGGCATTCACCCAACCACAACTTGACGCGCTCGATGAAGCCATTGCGGGCGGCGTGCTGACGGTGCGCACCGCAGACGGCAAGCTGGTGACGTACCAGAGCATGTCCGATCTGCTGAAGGCGCGTGATCTGGTTGCTTCCACGCTCGCCGCGTCGTCTGGCGCTGCACGCGCATACCCGCGCCATCAGTTGGCCGACTTCTCGGACTGACCCATGGCGCAGCGTCACCCGCAATTCACCCTTGCCGACCGTGTTGTGTCGTGGTTCGCCCCACAGGCGGCGGTGCGCCGTGCCCACGCCCGCCAGGTGCTGGCGTACTACGAAGCCGCCAAGCCTGACCGCCTGCGCAAAGGCCGGCGCGAGACCGGCAGCGGCAACGATGCGGTGTTGCGTGCGGGTGGGAGCCTGCGCCAACTGGCCCGCCATCAAGAGCAAAACCACGACCTCGCTTTGGGTGTCCTGAACACGCTGGTGAACAACACCGTGGGCGCCACCGGCATCGGCATCGAGCCGCAGCCTCGCAAGAAGGACGGGACGATTGACGATCTGTTGGCCCGCGAAATCCTCAAGCTGCACAAGGATTGGGCGCGCAACCCTGAAGTGACCCGCCAGCACGACTGGCCCAGCGCACAGCGCATGCTTGCCCGGTCATGGTTCCGTGACGGCGAGGTGTTCAGCCAACAACTGATTGGCCGGATCATCGGTCTGGATCACGGGACGGAGGTGCCCTACAGCATCGAAATGCTGGAAGCCGACTTTGTGCCCATGGACATGGCCGCGCAGCAGCCGGTGATTCAGCAGGGTGTGGAAATCAACGCCTGGGGCCGCCCGGTGGCGTACCACGTCTACAAGGCCGACCCCAACGAAACGCAGGGCTACCTGCGCTACCAGGGGCAGACCAAGCGCATCGCAGCCGAGAGCATGCTGCACCTGAAGAACGTGCACCGCATCCGGCAGCTGCGCGGCGTGTCGGTGTTCGCATCGGTGCTCAACCGCTTTGACGACCTCAAGGACTACGAGGAAAGCGAGCGCATCGCGGCCAAGATCGCTGCCAGCATGGCGGCCTTCATCAAGAAGGGCTCGCCAGATCAATACACAGAAGGCGGCGACGCACGCAGCCTGAAGATGCGCCCCGGCATGATCTTTGACGATCTGCGTCCGGGCGAGGAAATCGGGACCATCGACACGAACCGTCCGAACCCGAACCTTGAGACCTACCGCAACGGTCAATTGCGCGGCATCGCGGCGGGCACCGGCCCGACTTACAGCAGCATCGCCCGCAACTACAACGGCACCTACAGCGCCCAGCGCCAAGAGTTGGTTGAAGGCTGGAGCACCTACGGTGTGCTGGCGGCAGAGTTCACCAGCCGCATCGTGCGACCGGTGTACGAATCCTTCATTGCTGCGGCTGTGTTGAGCGGCAAGTTGCGCATCCCGGCAGGCACCGACCTGGCCACGCTGAATGACGCCATTTACCTGGCGCCGCAGATGCCATGGATTGACCCCAAGAAGGAGGCCGAGGCCTACGCCATCTTGGAGGACCGCGCCTACATCAGCGGACCCGAAATCGTGCGCAAGCGCGGCGGCAACCCCATCGAAACGATCGAGCAGCAGGCACGGTGGTTGCGCGAGAAGGCGGACAACAGCATCCCACCAGCACAGGCGTCAGCAGCTGATCCAGCCATGGATGCGTTGGTGGCTGCAGCGCTGGGGGAGGCTTATGAGCCACAGTGAAGCCGCCAAACGTGATCTGGCTGTGGCCGTTCTCGCAAAACGGGCGATTCAAGCCGCGCAGCAAGCATCAGTGCGCCAAGGTGCCACTGGCCCCGCTGGCCGTAACGGCGAACAAGGGCCGATGGGGCCTGTCGGCCCCCAAGGTCCGCAAGGTGAAGTTGGCCCTGTTGGGCCTATGGGGCCGCAAGGCTTGCAAGGTGAACGAGGGCTGCAAGGCGATGCCGGCCCAGCTGGGCGCGATGGCATCAACGGGAAAGACGGTCGGCACGGCCTTAACGGGCGTGACGGGGTGGATGGTCGCCCTGGTGCTGATGGCGCCCCCGGCGCCAAAGGCGATCCCGGGCCGCGCGGACCGCAAGGCCCCAAAGGCGACAAGCCCGACCACGAATGGAATGGCACCCAGCTTCGGTTTGAAAAGCCAGACGGCGGATGGGGTGAGTACGTGGACTTGCGCGGCCCCAAGGGTTCGCGCGGCGACCGTGGACCGGGTGGTGGTGGCGGTGGAGGCGGCCAGGGTGGCACATCCGACTTCGACCCTGACACGCTGCCAGAGGCCAGCACCGAATTGCCTACCGAAATCATTGTCAAGCAGGGCGGTGTCTGGGTTCGTGCACCGCTGTCTGCACTGATCGGCTGGATCGACGCCGTGCCTCAAACCGGCGGCGTCACGGCTGGCGGCGAGCGCATCAAGGTCAACGGCTCCACGGTTTTTGTGAATGGCGAGTGATGGAACACGTAGACATCCCAACCGGTGAAATTCACCAGCTCCACAACTGGGAGTGGGCAGACGCCACGGCGCGAGCCGCTGAGGTCGTCACCGATTCGGCCCTGCTCAAGCATGTTGGCCTGCAATTGAGCGACAACACGCTTTGGCTGTTGACGGGCGTTTCGCCTGCCGCATGGACTGCACTGACCCAAGTTGGTCCGGCCGGCGCGACCGGCCCCCAGGGCGAACAAGGCGACCCTGGCCCAACCGGAGCCACCGGGCCGACTGGCCCAGCCGGTGATACAGGCCCAACCGGGCCGGCGGGCGCAGCAGGTGCAGACGGGGCAGACGGAGCGAGCGCCTATGAGATCGCTGTCGCGAACGGCTTTGTTGGCGATGAAACAGCGTGGCTTGCCTCCCTCGTTGGGGCCGATGGTGCGGATGGCGCCGCTGGCGCTGATGGATCGGATGGCGCAGACGGTGCCAGCGCTTACCAAGTGGCAGTCGCAAATGGATTCATCGGCACTGAGGCCGAGTGGCTGGATTCGCTCGTTGGGCCTGCTGGCCCCACCGGGGCAACTGGCGCCACTGGCGCAACGGGGCCGAAGGGCGATACCGGGGACACCGGGCCAACAGGCGCCACGGGTGCAACCGGCCCAGCGGGCGCAGACGGTGCTGACGGCCAGGACGGCAAGACCATCCTCTACGGCACAGCCGCCCCAACCACTGAGGGCGTGGACGGCGATTTCTACATCCGCACCACAACCAATTTCATCTACGGCCCGAAGGCTGGAGGCGCTTGGCCTGCCGGTGTTTCGCTGGTGGGCCCGCAAGGGCCAGCGGGTGCGGATGGGGCCGATGGTGCAGACGGAGCCGATGGAACGGTCATCACCGTGTCCGCCACCGCCCCGACCTCCCCTGTGACAAATCAGCTTTGGGTGGACATATCGTGACGACGATCAGCGGGACAACGAAGGATGCTGGCGGAAACCCGGTTGCTCGCACAGTGAGAGCTAACCGACTGGACACCGGCGTGCTTCTGGGGGCGGCAAGTTCGGCGGAGGTCGATGCGGTTGCGGGTGACGAGCACTATGACAAGGTGGTGCTTCTGGTTCGAGCAAACGGCTCAGATGGCAGCACAACATTCACCGACGAAAGTCCTTCGCCAAAAACGATCACGGCGAACGGAAACGCACAGATCGACACGGCTATCAAAAAGTACGGCAGCGGTTCACTTTTGCTGGACGGCGGCGGCGACTGGCTTTCGCTTGCTGATTCTGATGCCTGGAGCATGGAGGATGGTGACTTCACCGCTGAGTGCTGGGTTTATTTTCTTGCGAACCCTTCCGATTCTGCTGGCGATTTTGGTTTTTGTCTTTTTGGGCAAACGGCAGTCGCAACCACATCGCGCAGCTTCCTGATTTTCCTTGCGGGAAGCAGCCTTTCCAGCTGCGAGGTAAGCGGGCGGGTTTACTCGGGCGGCACAGAATACAAAGCCGGGGCATCCGGTCAAAGCGTCGCGCTGAACACATGGCACCACTTTGCACTGTGCAGGGATGGGAACACGCTGCGCATGTATTTGAACGGCGTGCAGATCGGAACTGCAAACGTAACAGGTGTGACCGTCACGAACAGCAGTCAACCATTTTTGATCGGGCGATTCGATGACGTTGGTTACACGTATTACGTCAACGGCCACATGGACGACATATGCGTGACAAAAGGCGTTTGCCGATACCCCGGAGGCACCACTTTCACGCCGCCCGCAATGGAGGCGTTGGCCAATTTGCCGGTAGCGGCCAATGCCCTGGGGAGCTATTCAATCGACTGCGGCGGCTACACCGGCGATGTGATCGTCTACCAGTACGACCCGGCTGATCTGACCATCAGGCCGCAAATCCACATCTCCGAGCCGGTATGAGCTACACGCCGCCGGCGGGAAACGCGGTTGACTTCCAAGACGCGGCGGGGACGTACACGGCCCCTGCCGGGGATGCCGTCAACTTCCAAGACGAATCAGACGCGCCCGCTGGCTCACAGATCAAGGTGTGGATTTCCGGTGCCTGGGTTCTCAAGCCCTTGAAGCGCTGGGACGGCGCTGCCTGGGTGCCGGCCATCTTGAAGCGCTGGACCGGCAGTGCCTGGGCAACAGTTTGAAAGGAGTGCCCCATGAACCGACTCACTCTGTCCCTTGCGATTGCAGCCCTGGTGTCTGCCCCGGTGAATGCCGTTCAGGTGGAAGGCAACAAGCTGATTCTGGCGCCGGATGAGGTGCAGGCTTGCGCAGAGCAGGGCGGGTGTGCGCTGATGACCAGAGCGCAGTTTGAGGGGGCGCTGTCCAAGGCGTTCGAGGTGGGCAAGCAACAGTGTGGGATGCGGACGTGACCATGGAGCAGCGACTGGACGAACTTGAGGCCGATGTGCACACCCGTTTTCAAGCCGGGTCCGACCGGATGGATGCCATCGAGAAAAAGCTGGACGCCAACTCGGAGGCGACCGCTCGGGTGGAGGCCAACACTGCCGAGATGCTGGAGTTCTTCAACTCGGTGCGCGGCGCTTTCCGGGTGCTGGACATGCTGGGCAAACTCGCCAAGCCGCTGGCCTACATCATGATGTTCATCGGTGCCTGCACGGGCGTCTGGCTGGCCCTGAAGAACGGGGGGCGCATCCATGAGTGACGCGCCACTGCGCCGCATCTACGTGGCGAAGGCCATGGCGGTTCTGTTGCCTGCTGCGCTGACTTTTGAGGGCATGCGGTACGTGGCCTACTACGACCCGCCCGGGGTGCTCACGGTCTGCGCTGGCTCCACCACTGATGTGGAGAAGGGTAAGCGGTACACGCACGAGGAATGTATGGCCCGCCTGGATGCCGACATGATGAAGGCGGTGCGCGTGGTGGAGCGCTGCGCCCCTGATCTGCCGCTTGGGCCTCTGATTGCCTTCAGCGACACGGTTTACAACGTGGGGCCCATCATCGTGTGCGACACGAAGAACTCAACCGCCGCGCGGCTGCTGAAGGCCGGCGACTGGCGGGCGGCGTGTGCACAGCTTCCCCGCTGGAACAAAACCACCATCGGCGGCAAGAAGGTCGAACTCCCAGGCCTGACGAAGCGCCGCGCCCATGCGCTCGAGGTGTGTCTTGCTTGATGCGCTGATGGATGCACAGCCTTGGCTTGCCCCTGATGGCCGAGAGTGGGGCCGGCGCCGGTACATCCGGCCAGTCAGGTTCCATCCAAAGATCGAGGCTGTGCTGCCGGCCAGCATGGCATACGCGCGTCGCACACCGGTATTCCGCGCTGTGCAGGCGCTGCTCAAACACAGTCCTAGGTGGTACTGATGATCTACACCCACGTCGCTGCTGGCCTGCTTGGCGCTGCCGTGGCCTTCGGTGGCGCCTGGAAGGTGCAGGACTGGCGGTATGGGGCGATTGAGGCCAAGCGGCTGT